GAAAAACGCATTGATACTGAAAGTGCTGTTGGAATTCGTTGTCAATCTCTTGAATGGGACAAACTTGCAAAACATCTTTTGAAGTATGGAGATAACCATGTTGCTGGAGATTTTAGTAACTATGATGGTACACTTCACCCAGATATCTTGTGGCAGATTTTGGAAGTGATAGAAGATTATTATCGTCAATCCCCAACATATGCTAAAGAAGATGCTGTGGTGCGTAAGTGTTTATGGGAAAGTGTTGTTAATTCTTATCACATTTGTGGCAAGAGATTGTATAAACTCAACCATTCACAACCATCAGGAAACCCAGCAACTGCTATCTTGAACAGTATGTACAATTCAATTGCATGTCGAGTTACATTTTATGCAGAACGACCAGGCAATGAAGAGTTCAATGACTATGTTTCTATGATTGCTTACGGAGATGATAATCTTTTGAATATTTCATCACGAGTTTCAACATGGTACAACCAGGAATCAATGACCCGAGCTTTTGCTACTTTTGGAATGGTTTATACTGACGAAGAAAAGACTGGAACAATGACTGGATTTAAGCAACTGGATAAGTGTTATTTCTTGAAACGTGGATTTGCATTTGATTCTGATAATCGAATTTGGATGGCACCTCTTAAGATTCCATCTATTCTTGAATGCTTCAACTGGATTCATGGTAATACATATGAAGAAACAGTAATTGAACAAAATGCTCGTGCTGCTTTTGCTGAATTGGCATTACATGATGTTGAAACATTTGAGAATTATACTCGAAGAATCAAGACAGTCTGTGCAAATGAATATGAGCTCACACTCGTTAATCAGGAATATCATGATTACCGATTGATGGTGAGAGATAACACTCTTCTGACAAACTTGCCAGAACTCAATTGGGCCTAATCTGACCCCCGTCCGAAGGCATTAAACTACAAGTCAAATGAATCAATAGACTGTCCATTAAGTTGGGAAACTGAGTGCCTGTTTAGGATACCACACTCATGAGCAACCCTCTAAACAAGGTTGATTCAATCCTAC